CTCAGGGTGACCTTCATAACCCATCTTCCTTATCATTGCCTCTACCTCAAAGATATCAACGCCCAGCGTCGAGTCCATTGCTCTGCAGTCGGCTGAATAAACGTGCTTCTTCCTAGACAACTGTTCGAAAACTACCCCAAGCCCGGTTCCATTGGTTGTCATACCAATCTTACCAGGGCCTGCATAGGGGCCGTGCCGTTGGTTGAGGTCGAAGAAAAGTACACCCTTTTCAACGTTTTGGATTTGGGAGGTGGCAACAATTGACCGCATCTTAAACATCTTTTCTCTCAACGTGGCTTTGGAAAGAACCTGACTTTTCGGAAAAGCGTGAGCAACTCGCGGAAACCATTTGCCTGTTGTGAAAGGCAAGGTCCCCACTTCAGCTAAGGCAGCCAACCAGCCGTCTCGCTTAATGTCAAGTCTGGTTTTGTAACGCACCCCCCGGACGGGATCTTCTCCCATAAATGGGAATCCACACGAATACTTCGGATGTTTCATGATGTGATTAATGAGCCTTTTAGGGTCTGCCAAAGAGGCATCACGATATAGTCCCGGTGAACCTTTAACAATAGCGGCAGCGATTTCACGTTTCGTGCCTATATCCAGGCCGGCTATAACCGGCGAACCACAATATCTTGCCAAGCTTGCCACCATGACTTCACGGCACGCAACGACCGTACCATCAATACCTTCGGTCGCTCCAAATATCTGGCCCTGCCTTTTGAGCACTTGGTCAGTGTATGGGTTGGCATTACGTCGGCGCACGAACGTGTGCACGTCAAGCGGGTCAACTTGAGTTCCTCTACGCCAAGCGCGTCTCGCGTTAAGCTCGTTAAGATAATGATGGTAAGTCTCATCAAAACTCGCGTCTATTACGACCGGTTCCGGGTGCAGGTTGATACCTAGTTCAGGAACGTGATAAGGCCCCTTCATCTGGAATAACGGAGCCCACACTGCTTTCTTTGATCTCTTGGGGCCTTCGAATGCGTCCAACAGGATAGTAACAGCACGATACGTCTCCGCTATACCTCCAACAACGGTCGATGCTAAAGCGCTGTTGATTAACTCCATGCGCAGGCCATGCAACCTAGTTACGAACGCCAGGATGTTTCGTCGTGCTGCCAAAACAAACGGTTTTAACGGAGACCCCGGGGTACCATAGAGTGAATGCAGCGTCAAAAACATATCCGTAAGACACTGCTGTGCTCCTGACTTGATGTAAATCACCTGTCCTTGCCAATACAGGAGGTCGTCGGCCCGGGACGGCGTGTAGTCGAGACGGGAAAGACAATTTAACAGCCCACCTAAAGACCAGTCTTCCACATGAGTTTCACCAAGGACTTTTGACCCCTCAACCAACACGAGTAGACGGTTTGTTCGGAACC